TCATTATAAATTCTCTCCATCAATACTGGAAGGAACCCACGTTTCTTAGTTGTAAACTGTGCTCCATTAGGACAAACAGTTACATCATCAAGTTGACTAAGATCAACTTCTTTCTTGAGAAGTTTATCAACACTGACACCAGGAAACTTCTCATCAAGAAGTGTTTCTGGTGAAATGTTATATTGCATGATCAAGTGTGGATATAGACTATTCAAGTCAAAACTCACAATCCAATCATACACTCCTGGAATTGGTTCTTTTACATAAGCACCAGCATATTTTTCACTTTTATTTTCGTCTTTCTTTGGTGGAATAACAATGTTCTTTTTCTTCAAATCATTGTAGATAATCATATCCCACATGCGAACCTGATAAAAAACATCGTTAAAGTTTACCTTAGCATCAAATGCCATGGTAACTGCTAGTTCAACAAGTTTCATCTTCTCCTCAAGTGCGTCAACTAGTCGCACGTCTTGGATGTTATACTCTACAAATTTTTGCCAGTTCTTAGTATAAAATTCTTTGAATGTATCAAATTCAGAGTGATCAAGTTTCTTCTTACCAAGTTCAACTTCACCAATGTAGTCTAGACGATAACTTTCTTGAGCTTTGTAAGTAAACTTCTTGTAGAGATCTAAGTAGTCAAGTACAGTAATGCCACCAATATCATACACAACATGTGGGCGATGATTGACATTAATATCTTCGCTGGTAACAAGACCCCAAGGAGATAATCTTTTAACTGCTTTTTCACCAAGAATTTTACCAATACGTTTAGCAACGTATGGGATGTCGTACAGTGTGCAGTTCCATCCAGTGATAACTTCTGGAGTATTCTGTTGCCAATAATCTAGAAAACGATTGAGAAGATCATACTCATCCTTACATTCAACATAAGCAACTTCAGGATCTGTATTGTTAAATGCACCTTGCCCAAAAGTAATAATTCTTTTATTAGAATAGTTTTGCAGTGTAATACAAAGCATTTCCTCGTCACAGTTAGCGACTGTTGGAAATCCTCTTTCGGATGCAACCTCAATATCAATAGTAACGAGTTTCATCTTTTTCAGATCAAACTCAATATGATCCTCAGGATACTTTTCGGAAATGTACTGATAGATATAACGAGTATTACCGTAGATCTCAAATCCTTCTACGTTCTCGTGTGTCTTGATAAATTCACGACAATCCCTTACACTACCAGGTTGGATTGATTGTACATAATTACCTTCTAAGGTTTTATATTTGGTTTTCTTTTTGCTAGGAACAAACAGAGTTGGTTCAAACTTTTCTCTAGCAATAAAACTTTTACCATCCTCAAATCCGCGAACGAGAAACTCGTTCCCTACCATTTGAACGTTTGTATAATACCTCATTCAGCAGTCAACGATTGATACTTATTCAAATAATCTTTGTTAGCGTCCACAATAGTCAAAATACTATCGGAATGGATCATCATCTCAGTCTGACTTGTAAAGTCACTCATCCAGGGAATTAATCCTGTTTCAGCAATTACAAATGGTTGAATAAGTTTACAATCTGGTTCACCAAGTTCAGATGGCACTTCTTCAATTCTACTAATAAGAATAATATTAGTTTTCAATAATAAAACCTTAATCATGGTAAAGACAGCTTCTGTGTCTTCAATTCTACCACTGCCTTGCGTACCTTGTCAATGTACCCACTGTTACGTAATTCTTTAAATACAAGATTTTCAAATCCATATTCCCCATACTTATCAAGAGAAGAATTTCTTGCAGTATTCAATTTTTTTAAAACTGCACGAAGTCCAGTTTCATTATTACCTCGGATCAAAGTATCGATTTTATTTTTTATATTATTTGCTTTTTTCTCCAGTTCCATTTCATCAAGTTCACCCTCAAACTTTTGTGGTTTTTGAACCCATTTATTTTTTAAAATACTATAAACTCCCTGACTTTTTCTTCTAGTAACTCCTGGTTTTTCTAGATATGGTTCTACATCTGCACCGTAAACTTTTACGTCATGCGTTAATGACCACAAAGTTTTTTTGTCTTTAAAGTAATCGTCCAACAATTCAGGATCACATTGTGGAAGATACTTTGGATCAACAACCAAATGAACATCAATATCAGAATATGATGTATAGTTGTATCCAGCATTGCCACCAAGCATCAACACATCTTTGATTGCTTTGCTATCAAGTTCAACATACTCTGCAAAAGCATCAGCAAATCTAAGAAGGGCAGATCTGATATTTGCCTTCAGATCATACCCATCCCAGAATGTTGGATTTAGTTGATCTCTAAATTTCAGCGTCAGATTTTCATTTAATTTTCTTAAATCTGACGCCGAAATATGCCTCCTTATACGACTATACAAAACACTTCATTCGTTTTGAAGTATTTAGAGGTAATCTTTTCTCCTTTGTTCTTCAGGAATGACTTTATTAAAGTCAATGTAAATAACCCCATCAATGTGATTTACTCCAGTAATAACCAAATCAGTAGGCATTTGCCAAACACGATTAAATCGACGGAAAGCTAATCCGCGATGAATATATTCTGAAGTCTCAAAATCTTCTTTGTTACCCTCAATAAAAAGTTTACCTTGTTCAGTATAAACTTTTACTTCATTTCGTTTAAACCCCGCTACTGCCATCTCAAGACGATATCCTTCTTTAGTCTTGAGAATATTATGTGGGGGGTAATTTGTATTTGAAATTGATTCTAAATACGTCCTTGTTTCAGGCACGCTAAGTGTAATTGAATGTGAACCAAACATAGTGACCTCTTTGAGCGTCTAGTGTTGAATGTCCCTTGCGGCGACATTACTAATTATATAGGATCCAATAAAAAAGCGGGTCGTAAAAACCCGCTTATCCTATTCGGTCATCACTGTTCAGTTCGTTTTTTACCAATATTGTATTTGGTTTCCAACACCCATTCACCCTTTTCTTTATACGCAATCACTTTAATTTGATTAAGTGGTGCAATATCAGAAATAGTATCTGGTTTAATAACTTCAATCAATCCCCAATCAGCTAGGAGTTGAATAATTCTATTTCTCCTCTGAACATCATTGATGCTGAGATTTGCTCTCTTACCATCTAATGCAAAGAGTTCTTTGAAGTGAACAATATAATACTTACCCTGCTTATGCAAAATATGGCAAGATTGATATAACTTCTTTTCTTTCCTTGATGCAACACCGATCCTGGTTAATGTCTCACGAACCTTGAGGAAATCATCAGGTTCTGCAAGAACAACTTCAACCATCTTATCGGGAGACCAATGGTATTCGGGCTCGACGACAACACTCATTTTATTCCTCCAGTATCAAGTTTCTTTCTAATGAACGTTAGTTGATCTTCTGTTAGAAGAGAAAGAACTTGTCTAGCTTTTTCATTACTATAACCATAGTAAGATTTGACACATTCAAGGTTCTTCAATTCTTCCTTTTTGATCCACGGAGAAAATCTCCGTTTCGATCTCAAAGTATTTAGTAAAAAATCATACTGTAACTTCTTGTCTAGATGATGATTAATATTCATCTCATTAGAAAACATTACAGCATCAACATGCCCAGACAAACAACGATTAACAATATACGGCAGATATTTATTTTCAATCGTAGGATCTTCATCGATCAAATTGATCTTTGAAGTATTAATACTGTTTAACCAATCTTTAAGTTCAATCATCGATTTAAAATGCGATCTTTTAATTCTTCACTCCAGTTATCATAGTAACCAGTTTTTTTCAATTGTTTCCTTGCATCCTCAAGTTCTTTCCTATCTTGAACGATTAACATTGAAGTTCCTTGGTTAACAACCAAACAATCAAAAGTTTCTACAAGATCTGGATGCTCTTCTAGAAAAAGAAGATTTGGATATTTTTTATTATACTCTTTAGCGATATCCTCAAGATCTTCTGCGACAATACTTCCAAAACGAAAGATCATTACCTCTTTTAAATTTTTAATATCTTCTTCTAATTGTTCAAAAGATACAAAATTTTTTACATCAACTTTATTTTCCATCCATGCCTTTTTTGCAAAGGGACATGGTGGTAAATTAGCAAACACTTTTTCAGGTTTGCTTAAAACCTTCATTACCCAATCTTCAATATCATCATGCATTTTTTGCTGCTGCTTTTCTGAAGGATTGATTTTCAATAGGCATAACCCAACGAAGATTATCTACATTATTATTAGCAGGATTATCATCAATATGATCAACATATGCAGTTCTTCTAATCCATTCTTTTGCTGGTTCTGGAATTTCATGCCAACACTCTGCAACCATTTCTGGAGGATATTGATCAATAGGTCTCCAAGTTTCCATCACAGCACGATGAGCATCTACTGATATAGCTGGAGAATGGGATTTACCTCGTGCTCGATGATCATAATCTTCAAACAATCCTTTAGGAATTGAAAGAATATATGAATAGCACCTAAATCTATTTCCTTCTTCCTTAAGTCTTGCCGACCATTTTGGTTTAGGTGCTAAAAATTTATTAGTTTTAGTGCTAAAAATTTGTCCTAATATATTGCAATAATAATAAGGAATTTCTATTCCATAACGAATGACTGGTTTAAAGTCAGAATTCAAATGAATAATCATCTTTCAATGTAGGATAATGTATGTGATTGAGATTTAAGTTGATGAATAATTATATCACACCCTATTTTTGGTTGTGAATCACCACATGTATAAACATCACAAGCTGCTTTACCTTCTTCTGGCCAAGTATGAATACTAATATGACTTTCAGCAAGTAAAGAAACTATAGTGACACCTTGTGGTTCAAATTTTTTAGATATTGTTTGCAATATTGTTGCACCACTACTTTCTGCTGCAATTTCTATTAAGTCCAATAGAAATCGTTCATTGTCCAATAAATGGAATGGACAACCATACAGATTAAGTAGATAGTGCTTTCCCATCAGAGTAGTTTAAAAGAAGAAGTTCCTTTCGATCCTTTTGATTTTTAGTATATTCGCCAGTTGATCGCATAGTATATGTATGTTCATACTCAACTGCAGACCATTTGGAAAATCTATCTTTTACTAATTGTGATGAATTATAACTAACCATCATATCAAGTGAACTATTATCGCAATCAATAGCAAACTGATCGTGATCAAATCCTTTGTGCATTGATCCTTTGTTCCCGTAGAGATTATCCTTAATGTCATAAGGGGGATCAAGATATACAAAAGCACCTTCTCCACTCCAGAAATCAATCACTTCTTTATATGAATAGTTAGTAATAGTCCAATTTTTAATTAGAGTAGAATACTCTAACAACTTTTCGATACCCCGCATAGAAAAATTATTTTCTGATGCTTGTGGGGAGAATGATGAGCTTTCTGTAAGCCCAGAAAAAGAACACTTATTAACAATATAGAAACTAATTGCACGCTGGAGATCATCAGGTTTCTTGTGATTTGAACTAAGATACTCTTTGCTTTCCAAAAAGAGAACTTTGGCTCGATCTGGATCATTGTGCCTTTGTTTGAGATTTGTGAGATATTTCTTAATTTCATCACCGTTATCTCTTAACTGTTTCCAAAAATTGATAAGAGGTTCATAAAGATCATTAACCCAAATGTTGATGTTTGGATACTGTTGAGTTACATAAAGTGCGACAGATCCTCCACCAAGAAAAGGTTCACGATACTCTTGATATGTAGAAAGATCTGGAAAAAATTGACTAATTTTATTTGTCGCCCTCGATTTCCCGCCAGGATAACGAAGTGGTGTTTTCAAAGATTTCATCATAGTAACTAAAAAATTGAACTGTTTCAGATAAGTTTAACTTTACTGTTATTTTAGCATCATTTATTTTCATTTTTTTTTCAACATGCTCCCATTTATAAATTCCAATTGCCTTTCGTTCTGCATCAAATACAATTAAGTAGTCAAATGATTTTTTGGGAACACCTAAACAGTTTTTATAAAAATTTTTCGTAGTAATTTCTGGTGTTTCAATATATTTGAATGCGTTTTTAACTTGTTTAAATTCATAAAAGCAGTTTTCTATATCTTTAAAATCTCTTCCCTTTTCACCATGCAAATGTTTTAAACTTCCATTGCTATTTTTAGCAAAAGATCTTTCAATTCTCCAAGAACGCCATCCATAACACTCGGATGGCATTTGTTCTTGTTTAAATTCATCAAAGATTTCATCAACTTCTTTAAAAAAAGATTTGATATCAAATTTTTTCAAATTGATCATAATCAGGTTGATGATACTTTAAAAATTCACGAAAAGTCATTTTCATTTCTTTCTGCGTCATGCCACAATGAGCAGCAGCAGCAGGAAGGTTCATTGTAGCACGAAACAATGCTTCATTTGCTTCCGATACACTTTCAGGTGTTGTCTTTTTTTGGTCCATAATGTAAAAAGAAGTTTGTAGAAAAACTAATCCGTTCTACATCAGAAGTGAATGGATAAACATAATGAATTAACCATGCAGGAAACAAATAAATATCTCCTTCTTCTGGTGCAACAGGTCCAAAGGTATGTAAATTATGTGGTGCCCATTGTCCATATTGCCATTCAATTTTACCCCCCGTTGGATTTCTACCACGTTGAGTAGGATGTTTCCACTCATCTTTCAATTCTTCAGGCACTTGTGCATAGATTACACAAGAGAAATCACCAGCATGAATATGTGGTGGATTCCATTCTCCCTTACGTTGAACATTAACCCAAGGACGATCAAGTTCAATATTGTCTAATTCATGACCAACAGGTGGTTGATACAAACCAACTTTACTCATTTGAATAAGACAATCTCCAAGATGTTCTTGAAGTTCATTAACAGTATCAACTTCCATATTGAAAGCAACTTCTCGATCAATATTTCCTGCGAGAAGATGATTATTTTCTACATCAGAATTTTTTGCTGCATCAAGAATAGTTTGACGTAAATTTTCTGAAATTTTATTCTTATAGATTACTGGTCCAAAAGGACGAATAATGTATCCAGGTTCAATAGTCATTTGAATTCACAATTACACATAATTTCAGTTAGTGCTGCCAAAAGATTGATTTCCTGATCGGCAACAAATGCAGTTTGATATTGATACTTGGCAATAATCAAAACTGCTTCAGGAATAGAATTTGGTTTGAGTGTGTCGTAAATACAATCGTAAATGTTACGAAGAATAGTATTGGGATCATTGTCTAGATTTTGAACAATCCACTTACGAACATTAGGAAATTCTTTCTTAGAAAGATATCCAACAAGTTCTTTAGTATTAACATTAGATAGAAGACTTAAAATTCCACTATCAATTTCTCCACCAGCAGAGTATCGTTGACACTCGTTTAGAATACGACGCCAATCTGGAAAATGTTGATTGATTATTTCAACAAGAACTTTTGGATCATGTTTGACATTTTCCGTCTCAAGAATAGTCCCGAGACGCTTGAAGAATTGTGCTGCAATTGCTGGTTTTTGTTTTCCACTAATGGTGAAATCGACGACTGCACATCTTGAGTGCAATGGTTCAATGATTTTGTTTTTGTAATTGCAGGTGAAGATAAATCGGCAGTTGTTATAAAATGCCTCAATATTTGCCCGTAAGAGGAGTTGTACGTCGTGGGTTGTGTTATCAGCCTCATCAATAATGATGACTTTGTGCTTTGCGTCCATTGCTGAAAGCGATACGGTCGAAGCAAAGTTCTTTGCTTGGTTTCTAACCGTGTCCAAAAATCGTCCTTCATCTGATCCATTTATTACATAACAGTCTACTTTTAGTTCGTGGCACAATGCTTTTGCCACAGTAGTTTTACCAATACCAGGAGGACCTGCAAGAAGAAGATTTGGAATTTCTCCTTTACTTACAAAATCTTTCAAGGTAGATTTGATTGCATCTGGAAGAATACAATCATCAATTTTCTTGGGTCTATATTTTTCCACCCAAAGAAAGTCATCACGATCCATAATCATTTTATACAAATAAACCCCACAAAATTGTGGTTTCTCCAAAATGGAGTGATATCAAAACCTATCTTAGCACACATTTGAGAAATTTCAAACTCAGTATTTGGTTTTAACATATGCCTGAGTTCTTTTTCTTTATCAAGAATTTGATCTGTTGAAAAATTTTTTCTCTTATATTCATAATGTAAAAACGTCATCATTTCTTGTACTCTTGGATTATTACTAAAAATTTTTTCAGCAAAAACAAAAGCACCACCAGAATTTAATCCATTATAAACAGACTGAAATAGTTGATAACGATCTTTTATTGGCAAAAACTGTAAAGTAAATATTGAAGTAATGAAGCTACAGTTTTGAAATAAAAATTCTCTAACATCATGAAGAAAAAATTCTATATTATGATCTTCTAGAGATAAAAGATCTTCATGAAAGTCTTTTTCTTTTTCTATTCCAATATAATTGCATGTACAAAAATTATTTTGCACTGCCATTTCTTTAATGAACTTTCCTGTAGAACATCCGATATCTACAACATTAGTTTCATCTTCTACAAAATATTCAGACAGTTTTAATATATCATTCCAAAGAAAATCATATCCCCTAATAGAATTTGAAATATGATTATCAAAACCTTCTAAACTATTTGCAAAAGTAAACTTACTCATACTTCATATGTAAAACAACTTGAGGTTTTGGAAACTCTGGAATTTGAATGTGATCAACCCATCCTTTAATTTTTAAGTTTGTTTCTCCCCATTCCCAAAATAGTGGATTGAAATCTATTGGATTTTCAAAAAGAAAAATATCAGCACCTGGTAATAAGTTTTCTTCAATGTTAGCAAAAAATTCTTTATGAATATTCCAATAATAATCAAATGCTCTATGAGGATTTTTAGTTTTTAGATCACTAAGTGCTTCTTCATAAGTTAAAGGAAAATATTCTTTTTTTCTTAACCAACCAAGTTCATACATTCTGCACAAATGGGGCAATCTGGCAGAAGGTGAATTACCAAAAACTAAATCATATTTGCCAGGTAATTCTTTAATGGTTCTAATTTCATAAACATCACAATTCAAATTATTATCTTCTAAATTTTGGTATAGATTTTTTAATGCCTTTGGATATGGTTCCATGAAACTCATTTTTTTTGCTTTACCCTCACCATAAAGCATAAGTCCACAACCACCATCACCAGCACACCAATCTAATCCACTTTCCCAAACTTTACCATTAGGAGACATTCTTTCTATTGCATCCAACCAATATGAATGCATTTCAGCACATCCACCATCAGTGTGTGCTGTAGTTGTATATTTTAGACCATGCCAATCTAAAGTTTCTGTAGGAGAATCTGGAATTAGAAGATATGGATCTGTTCCACCTTTTTTAACTTGCATAAGTTGAATCAGGTTCTAGTGCAATAAAGTAAGTAAGATTATAACGTTCACTATAAAATCTGGAAAGTTTCTTTTGAGAAATTACAACTTCATAACTACCAGGAATTAGTTTGATGTTTTCAATTTTGAAGTTAAATGAAAACTCAGCATCAGTTTCTCCAACAACAATCGAGTACTCATTTGAAGTATCATTCTTGCGATCACTGACGACAAGTTTAATAACTCCTGCTTCACCAACAGCAGAAAGATCAGGAAGTCCAAGAATAGAAGATGATTTCAAAATCTTTTGAAGTTGCTCTTCTTGAAGAACAAAACAAACATCCTCAGAAGGCAATTTCATCTCACGATCTGGTGGTGCAATAATTACACTAGGATCTGAAAAGAAATACTTGGAACGATTTGCTTTTCCTTCTTTAATAGAAGCATAACTTTCTTCACTAGACACATCAATATCAGGATCTTTATAAAGACCAACTGTATTCAAGAATTGAGGCAAATCATAGATTGCAAAATCCTTTGGAATATATTCTTCAATTTCAGCTTCTGCCAATACATTTTGCATTGGAGAAATTGTACGAAGTTTCCTACCTTCTTTGAAGGATAGAGACTGATTGATTGAAGTAAAGTTTTGAAGAATTTTGATTGTTTTATCAGAAAATTTCATCGTTCATTATAAGATTGAGTGGGTTCTTTATGAAACCCTGAAAAGTGGTACATCAGAATACCATAGTGAATAATCTTCAGTGCGTCAAGTTTAGAGTAACCATTCTTTTTACCAAACCTCGCAGAGTATTTGATTAAATTATCCCGACAAAAAGGAACACCATCACCAATTGCCTCGATTATATCAAGAACTTGAACCTTAGATTCCTCAGAAGTATAGTGCTGATGATATGTACTCGCAAGGTATTCTTCTACTACCTTGAGTGTTAGATCCTCATCATATTTCCAAAAACCGTTGTCAGACATCTCCATCATAATAAAGTCCAGTAGGCATTATAGCACAAAAAAAGGGGATTGAAAATCCCCTTTGTAAAAATTATAGATTGTTTATCACCAAATACCTGGAATAATTTGCCCAGTCAATGCATAAGCACCTACAGCGGCAATAAAACCTAGCATTGCTAGGCGACCATTTAGTTTTTCTGCTTTTTCGTTATGGGTTTGGTACACACCGTTTTCCATTTGATCTAGTACTCCTTTATCAATGTACATAGTTGGTTCATTGGCAAACATGTTTTGTTGGCCAAATTCATTTGATGTTACAGTCATCAATGATTTGTAACGAATTACAACAAAATTATATAGGAAAAGTAAAGACTTGTCAAGCCTTTATCTGACTAAACCCCTTGACTTTTTGGAATTCCAACACATTCTCAAATTTCTCATGCAATTCATTTTTATGGGAAATGATAAAGATATTAGCATCGCTAACTACATATCTGATAATTTTAAAGAATTCATCTGTTCCCAATCCATCAAGAGAACTATCAAATACCTCATCCATGATGAGAAGATTTGTCGAGATGCTATTTTTTAATCTTGCAATTTCTCTCCAAGTAAACAGTAATGATAAATCAATCCTCATCTTTTCCCCTTCAGAGAAGGAAGGATAAGAAAAGTTTTCATGAATTGGCGTTTGAATTTTTTCATTAAATTCTTCATCTAAAGTAAAGTTGATGAAGAAGTCCATCATTTGCAAATACTTATTAACTTGCTGATTAATAAGTGGCAAATACTTTTTGATGATACTACTCTTTACTCCATCATCTTTTAGTAGAACATTTGCTTGAAGATAGTATCCGTAATCTTCTTTAAGCTGTTCTAGGTCTGTTAGTATTTGTCTCAGATTAGATTTATATTCACTTAATTTTTCATGCTCAGTATTTCTGTTTTCAAGTCTAGTGGTAATAGTTTGAATTTCTTTTTCAAGAGTTGATCTTGATTTGTTTGAGTTAGAAATACGAATGTTGATCTGAGAAATTTCATTTTGTAGTTTAGTAATCTCCCTTTGAAGTCCGAAGAATGCTTGTTCACGTTCTTCTTCTTTTTTGATCGTATCTTCAATTTCTTGAAGATTACTTTCATAAGAACTTAGGACTTGCTGGAGCTCGTCTATTTTATTTACACGAAACGTTTCTTCAATCGTTTGTGTGCATGTTGGGCAAACCGAA